CCAAAACCTGCCAATGCTTTAGGCATGTGCTCTTCTACTTCAAACATAATGTCTTTAGTACGTTGCCAATGGTCCCATGTAATAACTCTACTAGGGCTATTAGATGCAGACACAGACAAGGCTATCTTAATAAAGTGAGATACTCTACGTTGAGTATACTCCGCAAGGTTAGGATCAGTAGGCTCAGGTGTTAACCCTGCCTCAATGTCTTGATTGATTCTATCAAAAGCTGATGGTTCAAAATGAGCAGGTCCATACATCTTAGATATCTCAGATAGATCTTCCCTTAGATTTACGATAGTCTGATCATCAATTCTTTTTTGTAAAAGAGACTGAGGAATTTTCGGACCATCATAAAACACAGGAATAATTCTAGACAATAAACCTTGAGACCTTGCGTCTTCAGGTAAGTTATCTACAAACTGTTCAGGTGTAGCACACGCTATCCAATTTAAACATGGTCCTTTGATAATGTATTCGCCTGATGTCTTAGTCTTATGTGAGTACTCTTCTTTACTATCCCACATATCTGTAAGAAACATTTGCAAATATCTTTCATGCCTTGATAAGAATGTACCAAGTTCAGATGTCACTAATGTCATTGACCCATCATGAAACTCTTCACTAGGTGTGGACAATCTCATGTCCCAACGGGAAGACTTACACATATCAACTGCTAACTTCTCAGGAGTTATCCTATCTTGTATACAATACAAAGGATAGTCTCTCATACCATACTGATCTAAGCCTGAGTTGAATTGCTCATGGTCTGGCTGTGATCCAGGTGGCGTAGTTAACTTACTAAATATCTTAGTATATGGTAGCACTAAGCTAACAGATTTATTACGACCAGGCCCTGCAATCATGACAACGAATATATTAGATCGTATATCGTAGTTAGCCATAGGAAACCAGACACGTCTACCCAGAGCACCTGCTACTGATGATAGTGCTGCCCATGTCCTGAATATTTCAGGGATAGGGCTGTCTGCACTAGCTTTAACACAGGCATCTATATAATCTTTATATATTCTAGTCATGTTTCTCCCACACTTTTAGATCCTTCCATGTGTTACCTACCTCAGCAACAGAAGGAATAATTAATTCACGGTCTCCTATCTTAATAGAATTGGTCATACAATTTATGACCTCGGGCATAAGTTCATCCACCTTTTCCGTAGGTACTTGACCTAAGATGGCATCATGAACTTGCCCAAGAACCTGCACCCCTCTACCTTCGAGTTCTCTCCACACACGATAGAGTCCCATGTTCAATAGGTCTCCGATAGTAGACTGGGGTACATAGGCAATGGCTTCACGTAGTGTAGATGCATCGCTGAGTCGTCCCCAGAATTGCCTGCGTCTACCCAATGGTGTTGTCAGTGCCCCCTCTCTTTCTAACTGTTTAAGCACATCGCTGTGCCATGTACGTATCCCAGGGAATGCCCCTTGAATGCGTAAATACTTTATCTTATCGCCAAACTCTACACCATAAGAAGCTAACTCATCAAAGCCTCCTCGTGGATCTTGCTTATGCCAACGCACAACAGAGTCAACAGGTATCACACCTCCGTAGTAGAGTAGTTGAAATCTTGTGGCGTGCGATATCTTAATCTTTAAATGTCTACCCAATGAAGTGGCAGATAAACCATAGTTAGTACCATGTCCTGCTCGCTTACATATATCTCTGAAAGAGTGGTGCAAGTAGAAAGGTTTGTCAGCTAGAGCACGCTCTTGTTTCGCGTCCCCACTCCAACCCATATTGGGCCAAACCATTTTAACAACTGTGGTATGTAGATCACCACTCTCACATGCGTTGATGTATCCCTCGTCACCAGTAAGGTGGGCAACCACACGAGACTCAGCTTGCTCAAGGTCAGCGTAGAACATAGTCATGCCTGGATCAGGTATGAAGATTGCACGCAAGTCTTTAGTAATGTTTTGTAAGTTAGTACCTGTACCCCAAGGAGATTCTGATGATGACCACCTGCCTGTCTCAGTACCTGCCACATTATAAGAGCAACGGATTCTGTTGTCTTTATCTCTAGTAGTTTCTAGTACGTTAAGCTGCTTGTCTATGTCACGTAGTGCCATGATAGTATTACAGAAAGGTCTAGCCCTAGGGTACTCAGTACGTAAATGCTCTAGTGCTTCTCTATCTGTTGAAACTTTTTGCTTACCTTTTTTGTATGCAATCACAGGGGGTAGTTGTAGTTGTGTATAGAATAAATCCATCAACTGTTTTGGCGAGGCATGATTCAGATCTCTGCCTGTCACTGCGTTAGCAAATAGATTAAGCATGCGCTCTAGCTTGATCCTCTTCTCTTTGAGGGGGGCACGCATTTTTGCAACCTTGTCATTGTCTACGCGCAGTCCTCGTAACATCATAGCCATCGCAGGCTTGAGGCTATCTAATTCAAACTGATATGTCTTGGTGGTTTGTTCGTCTAATTCTTTTTTAATCTTCTGCCAAATCTCTAGAGTAACGGCGCAGTCTAATGCACAATACGTCCAAAGAGTTTGTTCAGAATCAAGTTCAATATTTTGTATGTCTACGTTCTTGATTATCCTCGCCATTGCTTTTGTCTCCCATGTTAATTATTGATAGTCACGTTCTATTATCATATCGATATAGTGTTTAGCTTTTTCTAAATCTTCTTTGCCACCCTTCAATCCGTGGCGACATATATATTTTATTGCATTACCCTCAGCGAATAGTAATCTATTTGCGTTAGTGAATTGTGCAGGTTGTATCTTAAAGTTCTTGTAGTGTCCACCCCCTACTTGGGTGTCTAAAGAAAAGTACTTATACTTATTGACGGTAGAGTTCATGCTCACCCCCTACAATATTAAAGACTTCTTTTCTTACTTCCCTAGCATTTAGTTCTGCGTACTCGCACACTAGACTAAAGTCTTTTGACTTACCTCTTAGCCATATCTTTGCTTTTTGTTTGTCCACTTGTGCCTCCCTTGACTTGTTGTTAGTTAAAAAATCTATCAATGCTTGATCTATTACAGCCCTCCACAGCCGAACTTGACTTTCGATAGTTACTAATTCATGCGGTATTAGCAACTCCGAAAAATACGGAGCGCGTTTCATTTATGATAATCATTCTTTCCTAGTACTCTTTGAAAACTTAGCCATGGTTTTCCAAGCACCCTCGTTTGTATAGATGGAGCCTAAATACCCCAATCCTTTTTGTTGTTCAGGCTGAATGGAATGTTGAGCATGCATGGTATCATGTACTATACCTGCTACAGTTATTCCTTTCTTATATTTAAGCCAAGACACATCATACGTTTGATTCTGTGCTACCTTGACTATCTTATCGTTCTCTAGGATTCTTTTAATCCAAGCCCATGCTTTAAGTTCATCACCATAGGCAGTCCAATAGTTCTTAAGTGTTTGCCTATCATCCCTGAATGGGATTACAATAGCAACCCTATCACTAGGAGCAAAACCAATGCAAGTAATGTCACCTGAAGCGGTCTCGATGTCAAAGCTAAGAGGTACATCGCTGTTCCCCCCTCGTATAAATTTGTCTTCAAACTTTTGAAGATCTTCGATAGTTGGTTCAATCCATAACTCTCTTTCTATAGTTGTTATTTCTTTTGAATCAGATTCTAGCAATGCTTTCTTTATATCGGCAAGTGCTATGGGTCTGAAGTCATAGTTTCTTACTATAGCACTAGGGCTATACGTAGGAAGTACCTTAATGTCCTCACTTAAATTAGTTGAATTTAAAATGGTTCCCCTGTATGTACCTACTTTGTCTAGCCCTGTTAGTGCCCATAATGCTAAGCCACCCATAGCAATAATGATATTGGGTTGCGCCGCACTAAGCTCGTTTGCTAATCTCTCTATATCTTTTTCTTTATCTTCCTTAAGATACCCGAACCCGCTCACGGAATATTTACTACGCCAGTCTGTCGTCTTACACTGTGCCTTATAGTCGGCACGGTTGTGAAAGAAATGTGCTGGGTTTTCCTGAGCAGGTTTGGTTGAGATTGCGTATGTCAGCAAGCAGTTCTCCACACCTATGTCTAGTATCTCGACTAGCTGAGCGAACATTCGCCCAACAGAACCTGTCATAATTTTGCCTAGTCTTGCTTCATCATTCGTAGGGAAATCAAAAACAAAAGCAATCTTACATTGCAGATCGTTCTGTGGTTTCTGAGACGGAACTGGTTTAAGAACTGCGTGCTCTGACATGGTTAGTTACTCAGTATTCTTTTTACTGAGGCTTGTAAGATATCTTTATTCTTACCAACCATCTCATGTTTGACAACCCCTTTAAAGGTTTTGCCTATTGCCATCTCTAGCAACTCACTATAAGGCAGGTCATCTACATGACCTAAATCAATCCCTGATGTAAGGAAAGACTTTAATCCTGTCGCAGGATTCTTAACCTTCAGTGCGTTTGGAGTAGCCCAAAACTCCATACGAGTGGGCTCTGCATTAGGTAGATCAGCCTCGGTTAAGTCCGATTCTAAAATACCTGTAGCTTTGACATTCACTTTTACAAGTGGTGTCTGGTTTTCCCCTACCACATCAGCTCTATAGCTAGTGATAATGAAATCATAACTACCTTCAGGTAATACAACTGTCATAGGTGTATCCTGCGGTGTCATGTTTAGGAAGTCAGCAACGTTTGCCATTATTTATCTCCTTTTATTGTTGTTGTTTGTAGTTTGCTTTTCGCATTAGATTGTATGGCGGTAAACAATTTACTTAAGTCTAGCTCCATGTTTGATTCAATCAAGCTAGGCGCAGTTACTTTGAGATCCATCTTGTTATCAGATACTGTTCTCAGAGAACGTTCATTGCCTTTGCTTGTTGTCTTACTATCTATGCGACATACACAGTTAAAGTATCTACCTATCTTTGTAGATAACTTTGAACCTACGGAAGTAGGATATGCTTTCGCAATTCCCAACTCACCTTCCATGTATTGAATATGTGAAGTAACTACCACGTTACATTTCACCTCGTCTCCTGTAATGTATTGAAGAATATTCTGTACATCTCTAGCCGCAGTACCCCACTCAGGTTGAGTAGGTTGCTCGGTAGGTTTCTTGTTGTTAAAGACAAGAGCACTTTTCAATGCCGCCTCGCCCATTAGTGTAAGGGAATCAATAACTAAAACAGTATCGTCCCCCCATTCTTTCACAGAACCAAAGTTTTCCTCTCCGTCTCTCCAAGCAGACAACAATTGTGCCCCTCTTCTAAACGCATTGGCTTGTCCTAGTGAATCTCTTAGTGTAATATACGACACTCTTGATACTGCTTCAGGTGTTAAGTATTCAGATAGAATATCTAACCCATCATCATAATCTAAGATGCGTAGTTTTTTACCTGCGTTAGCTAAACTCGCTAGGGCAGATGTCTTACCACTACCACTATCTCCTACGAGTAGTAGCTTGGTAACGCTTGTTGATTTGTGTTGACTTATGTTTGCCATTACGGTCTCCTATTTAAGTTGTAAGTATATCTTGTTTTAGAAATTTGTCAAGAAAAAAGTTTCTTGGCATCATGATAAGTACCTATGTGCTTACCATTGACTACGATCTGCGGGAAAGATCGAGCATCAGGAAACAATTCAAAGAACTCTTCTCTTTTAAAATCCTTATCTAACATAAGTATAACAGGATCATATTCTTTTAATAACTGTTTCGCGTTTTGACAGTAGCTACAATTTTCTTTTGAATATATTTCTATATGCTTTCTCATTTAGTACCACCATCAATAACCTCTAACGTCATAGGCTTAGTCTCTTCTAAGTCTGCATGTAACTGCTGTTTGAAATCCTCTTGAAAGAACATCTCTCTTTGAGTACCTGAGTGAGAGCATGTCTCTCTAAACTTACACCCACCATAGTTATTACATGCTGTAAAATCTGCGGGGTAGTACCCTGAGTTAGCATATACATCTGATATCTCAAGGTGGTGTATCGTATCTTGATACCACTCGTCAAGTAAATC